ATAACTCTGTCGTCGTGGGGAGAACCATGCATGTGTCCAGCGTCGTCGCGAACGAAAGTCTTTAGTTCTGCAACCGTTTTGTCACAAGGAATAATTAGGACACCGTCTCGAATGGCGGCATTTAATTCGTCAATCGCCAAGGGTTTGCTCAAGCTGGTTGTTTTCCAACCCAATTGTTCCGTTTGTTCAGCGTTTCTTTGGCTTAAACGGCGTTGCCTGTAAAGGTTTGAATAGTTGGCGTTGTTTAGAGCTGTAAGGGTGGTTAGACCGTGGTTGTTTGACTCAACTCCCACTAGGGCTTCGTTGTAGAAGTATCCGAGTGAATACAAGATTTCGTGACCAAATTTATCTGGGTCAACATGGCCGTGCCAATGAGCCACTATTTTTCCGCTCTTTGCGTCAATGACGTGAGCAGACGAATAGTCACCTCTAGCCAGACCTTCCGCAACGTCTGCGCCAACGACGTATGTGGTGCCAAACATCGGCAGTTCCCAAACGGTTAGAGGTCCACCAGATGATTCAAACATAAACGAATGAGGTGCATCGCTCAGCTTTTTGTTTATGCCGCTCTTACCTTTTTCGCCCTCTTGTATTCGTAGTGAATCAATATCAAATACGGGGCGACCAGAACGAATGAAGGCTTCTTCTGGATTGGATGGATATTCCTGATGTAATTGCCACGACGGAAGTTCGGCTGCTTGAGCGTCATACCAATCTTGGTCACGGTCTGCGTTTGCTGACCACGGAAAGAAGATGCCTTTGAATCTGTTGGTGCCGTTTTGCGAACCAGTCCATAAATGATAAAAGATGTTGCCTTCGCCCTTGGCAGTAGACATGCAGATAACACGACCACCGACGTCAGCAATAGGTTCAATTGATGCCCATGCTTCTTCGGGGTTAGGCAAGAACGCCATCTCGTCGATGATGGCAAGATAAACGGATTCACCACGAGCAGGTTCGTTGGCTGATGGCAAAGACTCAATAACGGAATCGTTGTCAAAGACCATTTTAAGTACGTTGTTTTGCAACAGTTCAGGGCCGCTCATGCGTAACCATTGCGGAAGAAACTTGTATATGTACTTGGATTTAGACAATAGTTTGGTTGCTTCGCGTTCGGTTTTAGACAACATGACGACGAATCTGTCCGGCCAAAAAAACGTCAGCCAGAAAGCAAAAGCGGCTGCAAGCGTAGAAAACCCGACCTGACGGGCTTTGAGCACAATGGTGTTGCGTTCACTCAACCATGCTCTCACCGTTTGTATTTGCGCTGGACGTAGTTCTAATTTAATACGACCACGAGACGGGTGTTTAATGTAAACAAAATTAGAGCAAAAGAATTCAAATGCTTCCAACAGTTCTTCTACACCAGCGTCGTCTTTACCACGACACTTACGGTAGTTGTATTCGTTAACTAGGTCGTTGAGTTCCATTGTTTCTTTCGGTATTTATTTTAACGTTCAATCCAAGATAATGTTTCTTCATTCCAAACCCACATACCTTCTACTGGCATCGGTGTTGGTGGTTGCCAATCATAGTTTTCGTCAAGTGTCCATGATGGATACAAACATGGAGCAATAAATACATCAGCATCTTGGTCGTATGTATAGCCAATACCAGCAAACTGTTTTCTGATGTTGTTGTTATAAGACGTTCTCACGCAACGCTGTCCACGCAGAGAGGCATAGTAAGCCTCCCAGTTGTTAATGCCATCAACAACTTCATCTTCGTTGCGACCAACGATGACTTCAGTAACAATGTTGTTTTCGTCTAAAAATGCGTAGTGTGCCATTACGAGAAAGTCACCGTCCCAAAACCAGCGGTAAATGTATATGTTTTGAATCCACCAGCAGTTGCATTTGTTTGAGTAAGACCTGGGGATACTGTCAATGTCAAAGAGTCTCTAAATTTTATAACAACAATTCCTGACCCACCGGTTCCACCAGCTGCACCATTTCCCCCGCCACCAGCTCCACCTCCAGTATTTGTCGTGCCGTTGCTACCAGCTCCAGATGTGGCTCCGTTTCCTCCACCACCAGTTCCGCCTGCTCCTGCAGTTTGGAATACTCCACCAGCTCCACCTCCGCCACCACGAGTTACTGCAGACCCAGTAATGCTTGAGCTTCTTCCAGCTCCGCCAGTACCGCCAGCTCCACCGCTTGTTCCAGAGTCAGAACCAGCTGCGCTAGCCCCTCCGCCTCCGCCTCCGCGAAAGTTTAATCCAGTTCCTGGACCACCATTAAAACCATATCCGGCTCCGCTGTATGGACTTGTTTGTGTTGCAGAACTAGCCAAAAGAGTTGTTGGCCAACCGCCTCCAGCGCCAGAACCTCCTGGAGTTGCGTTTCCAGGGTCTCCACCGCTTCCACCACCGAATCCAACAATGTCATGAAGAATTGAACTTGAACCAGCTCTTGAAGCATTGCTTGCGCTTGTTGCACCTGCTCCACCAGCACCAATTGTTATTGAAACGCTTAATGGAAGATATACGTACCCCTCTACATATCCTCCAGCGCCACCGCCTCCACCAGTTGAAAATCCGCCTCCGCCACCTCCGCCTATTACAAGGTATTCAACACCTACTGCTGCGCCACGACGTGACGGAATATAGATGATTGACGGACCAAACCAATTGTCTACTTGGCTTGATGAAAGATTTCTTCTAACTGGATTAGCCATTAACTAATCCTGTTCACATAACCCTGAATTGTCACCACGTTTGTAGTAGCAGCATAAACAGCAACCGTTAAGGCAGAACCAGATGGAACAAGCGTTAATCCAGGTAAAACAAGAGTCAATCCGCTTTGTGCAGGAATTGTTAACTTAACATCGTCATCAACAGCAGTTGTTCCACCAAATTGAACTGTAATTAAGGTTGGTGTGGAAGCAGAGTTGTATGCATAGAGCCATACTTCATCTTTGTTTGCAGTACCAGTTTGATGGACTGTTGTTCCAGCGCTTGCAGTTGCAGAAATTTTTATTCCTCTGCCGTTCGTTGATGCTGAAAGTTTTTCTTTTGTATATGTTGCCATAAATGCTCCTTAACCGAATATTTGTTGTGATATAACACCATCTTCGGTGTCGTATGTTGCAATACCTGTAGGTCCTGTAGGACCAGTCGTTCCTTGAGAACCAGTTGGGCCTGTAACCGTGGAAGCTGCTCCAGTTGGACCCGTTGGGCCTGTTGCACCTTGAATTCCAGCTGGAGCAAAATTAAGAACAACTGTTTCACCAACTGTTGGGATTTGTCCATTTATATAAGTAACATCAAGCAACCACCAACCTGATTGGTCTGTTACTCCAGTTACTGCAAAAACGTTAAATGTTGTATCTCCAGCACTAGCTCCTTGTATGTACAAGTAACCCTTAGTTGGTGAAGTTACATCGTCCCAGGTAGCAAACCAATCATCATTGCTGTAACCAGATGGGAACGGTATATCGTCAACGGCAATTTGCGTGACCGAAACAATAGTTCCATTGTCGTAACGGATTTTTCCAGTCCCAGGGTCTGCCATTGTGGTCGATGATGCCCATTGGTATGGAGAACCAGAAACATTTCCTTGAGGACCTGTTTCTCCAGAACCAAAAAACTGTAAAGAAATTCTAGTTCCGTCGTAAGTGTTGGGGTTGAAGTTGTTAGATGTAAGATTTGTAACAGAATATATATAGGCAGGATTTGCGCCGCCTTGCAGTGTGGCTCCGGTTACTGCATATTGAGCACTAACTCCCGAATCAAAATCTTCGGTAGTTATAAAAAGTTGTCCATATTGCCATGAATTAAGAACAATGCCGTTAGCAGTATTCGTTAAATCATCTTGTGCAATATATATTTCTGTTGCTGTTTGTGTATTGATTGTATTCCAACGAACTTGACCATCTGTTATTCCAGTTGGACCTGTGGATGAACCATCAATCTCGTAATTGTGTAATCCAGCAGCAGTTCCTATTGCACCTGTAGGTCCTGTTGGGCCAGTCTCACCTTGCGCACCAGTCGGTCCAGTAACTGTTGAAGCCGCACCAGTCGGTCCAGTTGCTCCAGTTACGCCCTGAATTCCTTGTGGACCTGTCGGTCCAGTTTCACCTTGTAAACCTGTAGGACCTGTTGGGCCAGTCTCACCAGCAGGTCCTGTCGGTCCAGTTACTGTACTTGCAGCTCCAGTAGCACCTGTTGGACCAGTGAAACCAGTTGGTCCAGTTGGTCCAGTAACTGTTGAAGCCGCACCCGTTTCACCAGTGGGACCTGTAAAACCTGTCGGTCCCGTAGCACCCGTGGCGCCTGTTGGTCCTGTAGGACCAGTAGAACCTGTTGGGCCTGTTCCACCATACGGAGCTGCAATCAAGAAAAATACTTGACCGTTTGTTGGGAGTACTGTTGGATACTGACGTACCTGCCCAGAAATATTGTAAGTTACTGGTGACAGACCAGAAATTGTATAGCTTTGTCCTTGATAGAAATATCGTTTTTGTCCATCAGCGCTTACAAATACCAAGTTAACATCTTCACCGTTGAAAAGAGAAGCACTCCAAACGTTTGCAACATTTATTCCATCTGCATCTTCTGAGTTTATTTTTAGATTGTCACCGTTTGAATCAAATTTAAATTGACCACCCGCAGTGTCTCCTGCATAAGTGGAATTGAATAAAAATCTAACTCCTGCAACTGTTCCTGTAGGGCCTGTAGGACCAGTTCTTCCGGTTGGTCCGGTAGCGCCAGTTGGACCAGTAACACCCTGTGCTCCAGTTGGACCCGTAGGTCCCGTGTAGCCAGTCGGACCAGTTACACCTTGGGCTCCAGTCGGTCCAGTTTCACCCTGCAATCCTGTTGGACCAGTTTCGCCTGTCGCTCCCGTCGGACCAGTAACTCCTTGAGCACCTGTTGGTCCTGTCTCACCTTGTGGACCAGTAACACCCTGCGCGCCCGTAGCACCAGTTGCTCCCGTCGCACCTGTTGCACCTGTGGCCCCCTGAGCACCTGTCGGTCCAGTTGGGCCAGTTACGCCTTGAGCACCAGTAGGTCCCGTGGGTCCCGTAACGCCTTGTGCGCCTGTAGGTCCAGTATCACCCGTGGCGCCAGTAGAACCTTGAGCGCCTGTCGGTCCCGTGGCACCTGTGGGTCCCGTGGCACCTGTTGCGCCTGTCGGTCCCGTTACGTTTGAAGCGGCTCCCGTAGCACCAGTCGGACCTGTTGGTCCCGTTGCACCGATATCACGAATGATGAGCAACACGTTATGGTTGTTGGCAAAGTTGGTTGTGCCCGTACCACCAGAAGTATCTATTGCTACGGCAATTTCAACGTGAGTTGTTTGGTCAACGGCATCGGCAGTTACATCAAACTTTTGGAAGTTCAGCGAGTTGCTTGAGTCTTGAACGTAAAGTTCATCGCCTGCTTTTACTTGTAGCAAAAAGATGTGAATGTCGTATCCATCTTTATCAATGTCCGAAATTTGCAATTGCGTTGCAGAAATTTGAGTGGCGTTGTTGTAAGAAAGGAACGTGTTGCCTGGGTCGCCAGAAGTAGAAGTCGTTTTAACTTTGTAGTCGTAGAACGAAGATGATTGTCCTGGTGCACCTGTAGGACCTGTCGGACCTGTAACGGTTGATGCATCACCCGTAGGACCTGTGTTTCCTGTTGCCCCGGTTGCGCCCGTAGGACCCGTTACACCTTGGGCGCCAGTTGCACCCGTCGGACCAGTAACACCTTGAATTCCGGTAGCACCGGTCGGACCCGTGGGTCCCGTGTCTCCGATTGGACCCGTATCTCCCGTAGGACCAGTGTCGCCGGTAGAACCCGTAACGCCTTGTGCACCAGTAGGACCAGTGACGCCCTGTGCTCCAGTTGGACCCGTGACGCCCTGTACTCCAGTAGGACCAGTCGGACCCTGAGCTCCAGTCGGTCCAGTTTCACCTTGTAAACCTGTAGGTCCTGTAACTCCTTGTGGGCCTAATGCACCTGTCGGCCCTGTGACACCCTGAGGTCCTGTTTCGCCTTGTGGTCCAGTTGGTCCCGTAACTCCCTGAGGACCAGTTGGACCTGTTACACCTTGTTGTCCTGTAGCGCCAGTTGGACCAGTAAAACCAGTCGGTCCGGTTGGACCAGTTACGGTGCTCGCCGCTCCCGTCTCACCTGTGGCACCAGTTTGTCCTGTTGCGCCTGTGGGTCCGGTAACAGTACTTGCGGCACCTGTTGCTCCCGTTGGGCCAGTCGCTCCCGTTGAACCAGTCGAGCCAGTTGCTCCGGTAGGACCTGTTGCACCACTTGCGCCTTGTGGGCCAGTTTCACCCGTTGGACCTGTTGCACCCTTTAGTTCGTATGCAACGAGAAGATTCAACCCGTTTGTAAATGCAGCACCAGCAGAAGAAAAATCAGAAATATCAAATTGAACATAATTAGGCGATGTAAACAATGTGCTGTTTGCCAATGCCATTGCGTGGAAGTTCGCAGTGCCAGCAGCGTTTTGGAAAACAACTTCCGTCAATGTTGAGATTATGTAGAACGGTTCAAGGTCATTACCAAAACGGTCTTTGGTGCTGATATAAACTTCTGTAGCCGAAGCAGGCGTGGCGTTGTTATAACGAATTTGTCCGTTAGATATTCCGCTCGGAGTTGTCGTCGTACTAAATGTGTACGGCAATGCGCCGAAGTTAGGTCCTGTTGGTCCGGTTGCACCCGTAGCACCTGTTACAGATGCACCAGTTGCACCAGTAGAACCAGTAGGTCCAGTTACGTTTGATGCTGCGCCAGTTGCGCCTGTGGCACCAGTTTGTCCCGTAGGACCAGTGGGTCCAGTTACGGTACTAGCTGCACCTGTATTTCCTGTTGGGCCGGTAGGTCCCGTCGAGCCAGTTGCTCCAGTAGGTCCTGTAGGACCAGTGACAGTTGATGCTGCTCCAGTTTGTCCAGTAGGGCCAGTATCTCCCTGCGAACCAGTAGGACCCGTAAAACCAGTTGGGCCCGTATCACCCTGTGCGCCAGTGGCGCCTGTAGCTCCAGTGCTTCCCGTCGCTCCTGTTGGACCTGTGAAACCTGTTGGACCTGTGACGGTACTAGCTGCGCCCGTTGGACCTGTAGGCCCCGTGATGGATGCACCTGTTGCGCCGGTTGCGCCGGTTGCACCAGTACTACCAGTAGCTCCAGTATCTCCAGTGCTACCAGTTGGACCAGTTACCCCGGTTGCACCAGTGCTACCAGTTGGACCGGTAACAGTTGAAGCGGCACCAGTAGAACCAGTCGGACCCGTAGGTCCAGTTATTGATGCGCCAGTAGAACCTGTCGCACCCGTTGAGCCAGTTGCTCCTGTGGGTCCGGTTGCGCCCGTGTTGCTTGCGGAACCAGCAACGCCAGTTGCGCCAGTAGGACCGGTTGCACCAGTTGCACCAGTTCCACCTGCACCAGTAGCGCCCGTCGGTCCTGTTGCTCCGGTAGCACCTGTCGCACCAGTGTTGGTTGCAGAACCAGCGGCACCGGTAGCGCCTGTTGGTCCAGTCGGTCCAGTAAATCCAGTACTACCAGTAGGACCCGTTGAATCTGTTAGATAAGGAAGTACAGACCAAACATTTGTGCCGTCGCCAATTTTTACTTTGCCTGTATTTGATTCAAAACCAATTTCACCAGCAAGCAGAATTGGGTTAGCAGAGGTCCAATTACTACTTGTATCACGGCGTACTTGTAACGGGACAGCCACTAGAAGCCTCTACCTGGATTGC